GAAGCCTCGGCCTCCTAGCAGAGCTCGGTCGCGGTGCAGAGGAGGTTGCGGGAGTTCGTGTCGAGCGTCGGCGAGTACATCTCGAGCGGTTCGTTCGGCGTCGTGTACTTGTAGTCGTTGTGTCCGTTGAGGAAGTTGACCGACCCGATCGCGCCCGGGACGTACTTGAGGACGAACGGCCCACCTGACCCTCCGTTTTGGGGTTGGGTTTAAAACCAACGCTCCCAAATTAACGCCGTTGAGCATTTAGCTCCGCGTTCACGGAAGGAAATCCGTGATTTTAATTTCAGCTTTTGTACCTGTTAAGAAATGGTTATCAACCATAGGCTTATCTTTAACGCTTACAACAAGATAGTTATTTATAAGAGAAATAGTTTTCCTAAATCCCTTTAAATGACTTTGTTGTATAGAAGCGGATTGCTCAAGTTGAAAGTATAATTTTCATCTAATCAAGTTACCTTGATTATAAGAAATTATATCTTCTGCAACGTGAGAAATCATAGTGGCCATTTTCTTAACCTTAATCTTATCTCCTCACTTAATGGAACTTATAGATGGAACATCTAAAGCTCTAATAAGTGAAGGAAATTCTGAATATTGAAGTGGATCATTATCCATACAAAGGATAAGTCTTTCCAATTCAATTTCAGTTTTAATCAAAGATCATAAATCCTTTACAATAAAATTGTAAAGTAATTTATAAAATCCAAGATTAATAAAATTAAGGAAAGCTGGTATAGAATGATAATTCTTCCGGGTTACATTAATAAACCAGAAGTTGCAGATAAAATTTAGAAATTCAATTCCAAATTTTCGCTTATTATTTTCAAGTTCTTTATGTAACTCTTTTAAAAGAGGACTATAGAACTTGTCTATAAAAGGACCTAAAGCATATTGTTCTTTAGAAGTTCAGACTCCATCCCCGTTAAAAGGGTCTAAAGTTGAACTTTTATTAAACATAGAACAAAATGCACTTAAAGTACTTCCAAATACAACTAATTTAAATCTTTTCCTATATCATTTAGGAGCTGATTTAAAGAATTGTTGGAGGTACAATAAGGAAACAAGTCCTTTATCAACCAAATCCATAGTATACTTTAAACAAAATGATTTTGATCTAATTGTTTGCAGAATCAAACCTGCACCAATTGGAGTGTAATCTATGTTGTTATAACCTATAAGGTTCTTAGCAAATTCTGAGAATCTAAAAGATTCAACAGATTTTTGTCTATTAACCTTAAGGCCCAAAGTAGACATCAGATTTAAGTATTCTTCCGCAACTTTATCATCAGCAATGATGATATCGTCACCAAGAACACAATAGTCTCTAAAGTCCTTAATTCCC